CGGGCGCCCACTTGGCGGCCTCGACCGGCCAGACGCTGGTGGCGACGCGCAGCGGCGCGACGACGAGGAAGCGCCTGACGTGGCCGTCGCGCACCATGTCCTGCATGGCCGTCAGCGTGATCGCCGTCTTGCCCGCACCGACCGGCGCCAAGATCATGGCGCGGTCGTGCTCGTACAGGAAGTCAGCCGCCTGCTCTTGGTAGGGTCTTAGCTCCACCTTTTTGTCTCCCAGTTGTAGCGCCGGCTTTGGATGTACGCAGTCATCTCTTCGTCGGTCATGCGCTGCGTGACGGGCGGCACATACGGGTCGGGCGGGTACACGAATTCCGTAGTCTGATTCCACTCGTCGGCGATCTGCTTGGCGTGCGCCTCATCGGTCACCACAGCACCGCGCTTCTCGGCGAACGTCAGCACGTTGACGCCGTTCTTGTTCATCACGCCCCACCAGCTCGGGCCAACCTGCTCGGCGCGGTACGGGCCAACGGCGAAGTATTTTGCGGGTAGTGCGGTCATGCGAGTCCCAGACATAGCTTCTCCACTTCTCTGATGTAGTACTCAAACTCAACCGGCAGCGCAGCGTCCTTGATGTCGTTGCAGACCTGCACATTCCAGCCACTCTCGACGCCAATCTTGCGCCACTCGGTCTTGTCCTTCAGGGGCGGCATCCACTTGAACAAGGGCTTGCCATCCTGGGCAATGTAGTATCGCGAGGTGTTCTGCACCCTCCCGTCGCCCCACTGAAGATAGCTCGATCTGGGCACCTTGGTGCGCAGCATGAAGTCCATGATGTCGGGCCACTGCTGCACGGTTTGCCGGATCGGGGCGCCTTCAACCAGCACCTTCTCGGCCACCTTGGCGATCACCAGCCCGCCGGCGTTTTGGTGCCACTCCATGTCGTACTCGTAGGCGCCCTTGCGCTTGACAGAGCCATCTTCGTACTGCCCGATGTAGTTGTTCACGTCCCGAATGAACACGCGCTTGTAGACCGCCTCCTCGAGGTTCAACCCGGTGCGCGTCTGCCAGGCTGCGCGAGCCATGTCCACGAGCCACTTGTTGGCTCTGGGCACCCGCACGGTCAGGCCGTCGGTGTTCACTTGGATCAGGCGCAGCCCGGGGATGTGCATCAGCCCCTCGGCCAGCAGACACAGCAACAGCTGCCCGTTGAGCGTGATCGTCATCGTGTACAGCGGGTCGTAGAACACGCTGAACTGGTTGTTGCTGTCGCCGTACACTCCGTTGAGCGCCAGCTTGAGCATCGCGCTCTCCGCGGACTTCTTAGGGTACTGCTTGCGCTGCTCGAACAGGTGCTTGTAGATCGTGACAAAGGTCTTGCCCAGGTGCGCTGGGTGGAACCCGTTCACGATAGCCAGATTAGGGTAGTAAGAAGTAACGTCGAGGTCAACAATGACGTGATCATCGTCAGACTCGATGACCTCCGACTCCACTGAACCATGTATGCCGCCAAGGCCAAACACAAAAGTAAAGCCGTCAATGGTAGCGGTGAGGTCATTGAACACTCCCTTGGTTTCCGTGATCACTTGCGCCTTGAGCCAGCCAAGCACCCGGTTGAACTCAGGCTGCTCAAACGCGATCCAAGGCAAGATGGCGTCCTTGAGCGCGATGCTCGGGCGCCTGGTCTGCCGGGGCGTGCGCCCCTTGCTGCCGTAGTCGTAGCAGGCGACTCCGGCCTCCTCCAGCTTCATGACGAAGTAGTCCTTGCCAATCTTTGTGTCGTTGTGGTTGATGAAGTCGCGGCTGTACTTGTGCGTAAGCTCTTCGCGGAACTTGAGCATACTGAAGGTGTGCTCATAAAACGCCTTAGTCTGCGCCACATCGTGCGCGTTGTACCGCTTGAGCACCGGCACCTGGGCCTGCGTCAGCGTGGTGCCCACCGGGAACGGCAGGTCTTCAATGTTGTCGCTACGCATGTTGAATTCCAATACCTTCAGACTGGTGGCGCGGGCCTTGTTGTCGAAGTGGTGAATCTTGAACAGGTCGATCTGCGGCACAAATCGGTCAGATGGGTTGACCTGATGAGTCCACTTGTCATCGCTCTCGTCTTGCGAGTTGATGATGGCCTGGGCTTTTTGATACAGCGTGGCCGCGTCTGAGCGGCCCATGCGGATCAGCGTGTGCAGGACGGGGTAGTCGAACCCCAGGTTATTGAACCCGACCATGCGGGCATCCGTATCCTTGAGATACTGGAGAAACGCGACGATGTCGCGGGAGTCGTTGCACCAGTCGCTGATCTCAAAAGACCAGCGTAGCGGCGCTTGTGCGTGCTCCACCGCCAGCGTGAAGACGTTGGGGTAGGTTTCGATGTCGTACACATAGTCGTTACTCATTACGGTTACTCGGATGACGGGGGCCGAAGCCCCCGGTTGATTACTGGCTCATCATGAAGGGCGGCAGGCCCGCAGGAAACGGCGCAGCAGGCATCGCAGGCGCACCTTGAGGCGCAGCACCGAACATTCCAGCCGGAGCAGTCGCAACCGCACCGAATAAGTTAGACGCATCGACGGCTCCTTCACCGAAGGCAACATCATCACCAGCAAACTGAACAGCGATCAGGTCGCAGCGGATGCCGCGGCCATGCTTGTTGTCTTGCAGCCAAGGCTTGACCGCAGCGTTGACCCGACAACCACCGTACATCTTGCGGGCGAGCTGCTGGTAGGCCATTGTGTTGGTCGGGTCGATGGGCTGGCCGTCAGCCTGGATCATCTGGGGCTGGCTATCCCGGCCCGCGGTGATGAACACATGGCCGGCGTAGCCGTCGTAGGGCTGGAAGGTCTTCTTGTTGACCTTCTCTTCACCACGGCCGTAGCAGCGGGTCTTGCGGTCGCCTTGGACCATGCCCATGACCGTGTTGGCGTGCTCTTTCCACTTGTCCAGCGCCAAGGCGCCGTACTTCTGCATGAACTGCTGGAAGCCAGGATGGTCCTGCGGCATGATGAACTCGCAGTTGTACGAGATGCGCTCTTTACCAGTCTGCTCGTTAACCTGGCGCTGGGGTTCAGCGAGGTGGGGGAAAGACAGACGGACGTTGGACAGAAAAATGATATCGGACATTACAGTTACTCCAGTTTAAGAAAGCCACGAGGGCAGGGTTTCAACTGCGCTAAAGAGTGGCGCAGCATTGAGAACGACAGCCGGTCGACCATCGGATTCGGGGACGACGGTGAGTTTGCCGGCCATCTTGACGACGTACTCGGTTTCCATCGTCTTGAGTTGCCGGTCAGTCAGTTGCACCTTGGTACCGTCGCGCTTCTCCCAGGTCAGCTTCTCGGCCTTGGCTGGCGTGACCAGCTTCGTCTCGTAGATCGCGCCCTTAGGGATGCCCATCTTGACCAGCTTCTCGGCCATCTGCTCCTCGGGCAGCGCCCAGGTGCGTGAGCCACGTCCATTGACCAGCTTGAGGCCGGGGATGGTTTGGCCGGCTTGCAAGCGGCGCAGGGCTTCAGCTTCGACCCCTTCGAGTAACTGACGCATTAGCGGAGCAGCCTCGAGGATTTGTCTGATCTGAGCGTCATCCATCGTGGATGGATCTTTGTCGGCAGATTGCTGCGCGACATCCAAGGTTTGGCTTACAACGGGTTGGAACATGATTCCGACCTCCTTCATTACGTTACTTGCCAGCGCGGCGCAGGAGCCTTTGGCGCGGCAAAACTTACATTGACTGTCACCCGGAACAAGCGGCGCATCTGGTTTGTCAGTTGCAGCAGCTTGCACCACGATTGTACCGATGTTGCTCAACAAGTCACTAACCGATACCTCATGCGAGGTGATCGGGCTCATGCCTCTGAGCGCCAGCTTGGGCTGGATGATGGTCATACGGATTGTTTTGACCGGGTAGCTGCCGTTGATGGGCAGCTTGTAGCCTGCCAGCACCCCGTAGGCGTACTGTTCAAGCTGCATGTTGCCCTCGGCCTCCACCACACCCATGCCGTCTTTGTAGTCGATCAACTCAAGGGTGTCGCCACCGATGATCTGAACGTCCACGGTGCCCGACAGGTCGTCCCGGCCCAGCAGGTAAGCAGGATCGACATGCGTCTCACTGATCACTTCGCACAGACCGTTGTACTCAGCGGCACGCTGATCGATGTAGTCCAGTGCAATCTGCACACGGGCTGCACGTTCAGCGTCTACGATGAACTCACCGTCATGATCAGTCAGCGTTTTGCCGACAAAGAAGTCGGCTTCGGTAACGCGCTTCAGGCACTGCTCGAGCAGCGTGTGACTGTGGGTGCCGTCAATCGCAGCCGGACTGCTGCGCTCATCGGGGTACTTGGCCTCCTCGCGAATCGAGCCTGGGCACAAGGCCCAGCGATGGCGCTTGCTCGGGGACAGGTTAGCGTGGGTGCTCATAATCCCTCGCTTTCAACATAGCATCGGCGAACGTGTACGCAATAGAAGCAGCGACTTGTGGTGTAACACGTTCCAGTGGAACCATTGCCTGCATCGCCTTGGCCGCGAAGTAGTCCCTGAGCGTCATGCCGGACCGCTGCTCGGGCAGCGCCCGCTCAGTGGGAAACGCTGGCCCGCCGCTCATTTCAGTGCCTCAACGCCAGCGAACAGAGCACCGTAGTGCTCGGGCTTGATATCGTTGATGTTCTGGTAGCCCAGGCTGGTCA